GTGAAGTTAGTCGACTACCCGGGTGTCGAGTACACCCCTGAGTTTGAACGGGCCACGTGGGATCTCCCGACCGTCTCGTATAACGAGCTGCTTGCTGATTTAGCAGCGGAAAAGCGACGGGTGGCGGCCCTAGGCGACCAGGCGGGTGCGCGCCAGGCAAAGCCGAAGCGGGAACAGGTCCTGGATCGGCAACGTGAGAACCATTTCGGTAATTTCGTGCGGGCTAGTGGCCTTCACGGAGCTGCTGCACAGGAGGGAGGCGACAATCGTGGCGATGTCGACCCTGCCCCCTAAGTGGTTCAAGTTCCTAGGTAACCCCCGCGACTCGAAGGACGTAGCGTGGATCATGAGCGACGATCGTAAGCTGCACACGACGCCGCTCGTTGGCCGAAACCCACTGACCATCCTCCCCGGTTTCGGGGAGGGAGATCGGGGGGTCCGGTCGTTCGACCCCGCCTATCTTAAGTTCCTGCGCAAACTCGTCGAGGGTTTGGACAGCGAACTACCGGTGGACCTAGATCCCAAGACCAAGTTTGTTGGCCCGACCGCGATCCAGGCGTCTTTTGGGACGCTCAAGACCGTTGCCGGTTACAGTATGGCGCCCATGTCGCTTGCTGTGAACAACAACGAGCATTTCGTCGACAGTCTGGGTCTCCCAACCAGCACGTTCCGGTCGGCGCGGCACGCCGCAATCTTTGATGGGTTCGCGAAGCTGGTACTGAGTCGATGGAAGCCCACCTCCGTCAAGACACCGAAGATGTCGACTTCCGGAGCCCCAATCTGGAAGACGTCCGCCTTGATGAAACGAGAGCACGCGATATTCCTACTTGCCAACGACAACCGCGTTTTGGCGTTGTGGGCCAAGCGCGATATGGTGGGGTTAGCGTCGTTCGCGAAGGTTGTCTTCATGATGAACGCCGGGAGGCGAGATCAGGTGGACGAAGTCGGGAAGACTCGGTGGGTGTTTCCCCTGGAGTATGCTGAGAGTGGCGGACTCGTGGGGGAGCCAATCGCGGCTGACAAGCGCGTCGTGATCGACGGGGAGGTTTGGGACGACTTCTCGGCGACTCGGGCTCGCCTGTTCAAGGGCGGCCCGTACGCGACGAATATGTACGCGCAGATCATCGCGACCGGTACCATGCACGGTGGGATGTTCGACCAGTTCGGGCCAACATTCCACTGCACCGATGTGCCTGCTGCGTTGGAAGAGATTGGCCCCGAAGAGGAGCTGATCTGTTCGGACGCCACAGAGTACGATCGCTCGATGGCGACGTTTCTCATTAAGAGACTGTTCGCGATCGCTCGCGAGTTCTGGTCCCCTGAGCTTATAGACTGGTGCGAGCACCTTTGTTGGTGCGCGTGCTTCTCGAGACCTGTGGGGCTAGACCCGAAAGACCCGAGCAACAGACCAGTGTTGATCGGCGACCCGTGGTCTCCCGATGACCAGATCTACGGGGGCAATCCCTCGGGTCACGCGTGGACGTCGTTTATCGCAAAGTTCATGATGGTGTTTGACTGGCTTGCGACGGTTGACGACCTGATGGGTGATGTTCTAGAGGACATGGAGGCATACCTAAACCACAAGAAACCTCTGAAGACCCGGAATAACGGGGACGACGGGATGTACTATGGCGAGGCGCGTGTCATGCAACAGTACATCGCGTACCGGTTCAACGAGAAGTCCAACCCCGGCTACTTCGTCTTGAAGCCCGAGGTTGGTCAGGTGTGGTCCGGCTACCTCTGCTACCGGAAGCCCGACGGGTGGTTTACGGCCTACCCGCGCCTCCATACACCGTTCTCGAAGATGTTATGCCCGGAGCGGTCCGCCGGGAGCAATTTCAGACCGCACTTCACGGTCGGGATCTTGCAACGGGTGCTGGAGAGCACTCATCCGATGCATGGTGTGGCGATGGAGATCTTTTTCCGCACGTGGAAGGATTACGCTACGCCTACGTACGG